CTCTTACGTTATTATGTATATTGTTAAACTTTCTATCTAAAGTAGAATCATATTTAAAAGCAGTACAAGTACCTGTAGCTGCATTATAAGTATATCCGTATGCTTCACAAGCAGATTGATTTGGTATTACATCATTTGTACCATCAGTAAACAAAATCTCTCCTGTTTTTAGAACTTCTTTTGGTTTTATATTATATCCTTTTTTGTAGTTCATTATGGTATTAGTATAAATTCAACTGTAGATAAGTCATTAGGTTTGTAATCTATTTTATTTACTCTATATTCTCTATTCTTAATCATTACCTTATCGTAAAAATTAAATTGATTTATGTCTGAAGAATTAAGGTTTACTTTTATTGTCATATATCTTGTATCAGGATTGTATAACTCATCATAGTAAGGAGACCAATAAGTATTGTATAAATTATCTTCAGGAGATACTCCTACTCCATTGATTAGTTGTATTTCTCCATAGTTTAAATCTGTATCTGTTGATGCAGCAGGAATTGCAGTAGTATGACTAAATCTTAAATACTTACTTGCATCTTCTCCTGATACTCCATTTTGCGAAGGTATTTTATAAGTGATTGTAGAAGGTAAATCAAAAGGACTAGAAGATATTTTAAATAATATTCTAGGTTTGTTATTAAAACTTTCAAATTCAGTATTATCTTCATTAGATGAGTAAACAACAGGCACTACAAAATTAGGCAAGTAGTCTGCAATAGGTTTCATTACTGTAGCTGCAAAAGGTGTAGCTTTTATTTCTTCTTCTCCTGTCAATAGAGTAAAATCAGGTACGGAAAATAATTTAGAACCATAATCTTTTTCTACAGTATTTTTATATAGATTATTAGGATATGCTTCATCTTCTTCGTACATAAACATAGTAGTTTTCACTAATTCTAATGGAGATAATTTAATTTCTGTTATATCTATTTTATCTGTCCAATCGTGTAAAATACTTCTTGCTGCTAATGTAGTACCTGCCGTGTTACTTATAAATATGTCTTTATATGGTTCTATAACTATGTTATTAGGATTGTTTTTATCTTGTAACATAACTAAGTTGAACATATTAATAATACCTTTAAGATATTCCCATTGTCCTAAATCTCCTCTCAAAGTATTTAGTAAAACTGAATTAGTCATTTTATCAATAAGAATTGACCCATTAATATTTGCACCATTCATTTTAATTGCACTATTTGCACCTGCTGCTACTTGTAATTCTAATGTATCTCCTGCATTTAAAGTAATGTTTAAATTATTACTTAAAGCATATCCTATACCTGTAGTATTACCTAAAGTAGGAAAAGCACCTGATATACCTAAAGTGCTACCACCACTATCTTTATGAATCCATCTTGCTAAAGCTACTGTACCTGATATAATTGAAGTAAAATTTATAGTCCAAGAAAATTGATATATAGTATTATCTGATGTTGCAGTAAATTTATCAGTAGTCATATTAAAACCAAATTCAGGTGGGAAGTTATTACTGTTAAAATTTACATTAGTATAAGTAGTAGTTATAGTAATACCTGATGTAACTAAATTTGCTTCTCCTATATGCTTTATATCATTAGGTGCATTACCTTTACCCCAATTAAAGTCCATATACATTTTGCTAAAAGTAGCACCATTTAAAAAATCAGATGTATAAGTAAATTGTGTAGCATCAAATATTTGTTTTAGTATATATTTACAATTTACAAAAGGTCTAAAAGCATCTTCTAAAGTTCCTAGTATTATATTGTCGTTTGCATCTTTGTTTAAACTACCTACCCAATTAACAAAAGGATATTTTAATACTGTAGTATTGTTTACACCTAAACTTGCATCATAAGCATTAGAATCAGTAGATAAAGCGTTAGTTAAAGTAATACCTGTACTATCATACCAACTTGCTTTAATATTTGTTTTGTTATAATCGTGTTCTAATTCAGAAAAATCTAAGTCTCTAAATTTTTTATTATCTAAGACATCTTTTAATGCTACTGCTTCAGAAAATAAATTTACACTATAGCTAATCTCTCCTTCTTTGTTTACTATGTCTAATAGTTTTAAATATCCCTGAAATATATCGTAGCCATCTTGTTTTAAGATACATCTTGTTTTTATATATGGATTAAAACTATCTATCTGTTTATATGTCTTAGTTACTTCAAAAATATGTGCAAATATTTTATTATTTCTTTTAGTTGCAGGTAAATTAAAGTCCTTAGAATAACTTTGTACATTTTCAGCTACATTTTTAAAATCATCAATAGATAAACTTAATGGTATATTTTCATCTTCGTATAAGTCGCATATTACTTGTCCATCAAATACTTCTCCATAAGTTTGAGAAGGTGGATTTACAACATCTTTAATATTTATAGAATCAATATGTATTGTTGAACCATTGTTATTGCTATATTCCAATAATAAAACTTCTTCTGTATTAGAAGCCGTAAAACTTATAGTTTGCACACCTGTTGAAGCAGTAGATATTAAAGTTACTAGACCACCTAGTATATTTACAGAACTGAGTAATAAACCATTACCTATATACAAAGTACCACCTGCACCTGCTTGTGTAATGTTTATTTTTAACTCATACTGTACACCTACGTTAAGATTTTGTATTTCTTGGTACACCCCACTACTTGAAGTATGACTTGCGTTAGAATAAAGATATAGCTTATTAGATATTTGTTCAGGCATTGTAACAACACCAAACTGTCCTGATGGATTTGTACTTCTAAATCTTTTCCAAGCAGGTATAGCAGGAACGGCATTTACAGCATCAAAAGCAGGAAAA